TACCGACAACGACCATAAAGTTGATAAGCCTCTTAGGCTGGAACATCAGCCAGAGCGGGATGAAGATATCAAAATGAGTAGATTTAGCATGCCCACGCGGCCATTTGAATACGGCTTTAAGGTTAGGAGTATTCTTCACCTTAAGAGCAGCTTTATTATGAAACGGAGCGTTATGGACGATACGCAGAGCATCGCCGGTAGCCTTATCGCGCAGGGTAAGGAAGTGGGGGAAGTAGTATTCGCAGAAAGCGGCGTAATTGTCAAGCAGGCGCTTGATGCGCTTGTCGCGTTCAATGGGAGACTCCTTGACAGCACCTAAGGAACTCTCAGTGACAGCTTGTACTTCCTTGCAATGCTCGCGCCAGCGCTCCATTGCGGCACGAGTCTCAGCGGATGAGACGGTAGCCATATTAATTCAGAGAGTTTTTGCCCATCGATTCGATGAGGAATTTATCTTGGTATCGGTTAATAGCCTTAATGAGTTCCGGAGTAACTTCCGGGTCGGTAGAAGCGCGATATTTCAGCCAATTGTTGAAGGCCATAAAGACTTCGACGGCATCGACGACATTAGCTTGCTTATCGAGCTTTTGGATCACAGCGGCGAGTTTAGATAGCTTGTCGCCGAGCCCGGCAAGGAGGTCGGTATCGTCGGAGGCATTAACCTTTTCAATAAGTTTATCAATAGTCAGGAGCAATTTATTGACCAGCTCCGGACGCGTAATATTACGGGCAGCACGAGCTTCTTTCCATCCTTCGAGGTTACACCATTTAGAGATGGTGACACGCGAAATACCCACTTTATCAGCAATATCGTCCTGGGGGGATCCGGACATAAATAAAGCTCTGGCCAGTTCCTTTTTTCTTTCAGATTCAGCTTTAGTCATATACAATAATGAGAAAAATAAGCGAATAAATAATGCGCAAAGATGGGTTGAAATAGCCTGAAAGCCAAAAAAGTATGCAATGGTTGCAGAGAAGTGTGCAACGGTTGCAGAGAATTTTGGAGGGGGTAAGGAATGATTAGTAATATTGCAGGAAAAAAGATACGCGATGGCGAAAAGAGTAAGAATAACCAGCGATGCGCTTAACAGTTATGGAACGCGAGTGCTGACGGCAGGGATGGATATAGAGCAGTATGAGAAGAATCCGGTGCTGCTGTATATGCATCAACGCGGAGAGGTAATCGGCTATCTAAAGGATATCAAGCGCGAAGCCTCGGGCATAACGGCGGAACTAATCTTTGACGAGGCCTCGGAACTGTCGACACGCTGCAAGAAGCAGTGGGACTTCGGGAGTTTGAAGATGGTAAGCGTCGGGATAGACATTCTGGAGATGAGCGAAGAGGCAGATCAATTAGTGGCAGGCCAAACCTCACCGACAATCACGAAGAGTAAGCTGTTTGAGGTGTCGGTAGTAGATATCGGAGCCAACGACGAAGCGATAGTGCTACGCAAAGACGGGAAATTATTTACGCTTGGGCAGGGGGATTACCCGCTGCCGAGGTTAACAAATAACAGAGAAAACAGAAAAGAAATGGACTTAAAGAGCTTTGCCCAGAAGTTGGGCTTGCCGGAAACGGCAGACGAGGCAGCTGTCAATGCTAAATTAGAAGAGCTGCAGGCTGCAAAGCAAAAGAATGAGGAGCTGCTGAAGGAGAAGGCGACCTTGGAACTGGCAGGGATCGTAACAGCCGTAGACGCAGCCATCGGCGAGAAGAAGATTAGCGCAGACAAGAAAGAGCAGTTTATCAACCTGGGAAAACAGGTAGGAGTAGAAACCTTGCAGGCGACTTTCTCAGCGATGTCGCCTCAAGTAAAGTTGACAGAGACGCTGAATTTAACAACCAGCCCCTCGGCGACACAGCCGTATAAGGCGTTTCATGATGTGCCCTCGGCAGAGCTGATGCGTCTGCGCAAGGAGAATCCGGCAGAATACCGCCGTTTGTTTGCGGCCGAGTATGGCTATGAATGTGAACTTTAATTAAGAACAAGGATATTAGAAAAATGAAACAGATTACAAGAATTGTAGCAGCGGTAGTGATCAACATGGTCATCGGAGCTACGCTGGGGATGCTGCTCGGAGTCAATGCCTATATTTGCGCGGTACTGATGGTAGCGGTAGGCATGGTGATGAGCTTTGTGCCCAAGGAGGACGGAATTGCTCAGGAAGGGGTATATACGGAAGTATGGACCGGGGAGTTAGTAAAAGCGCTACGCGAATTTCTTGCGGGTAGCTGGCTAGACGGCGTTCCGGATCAATCGTCGATTGTAAATAATGATGTGATCCATCTGGTAGATGTAGGGGTGGATCCGGATGTATTGATCAATAATACGACATATCCAATTCCACTACAGGCGCTTGACGATAAGGATATTGCTATCAGCCTGGACAAGTTCCAGACGAAGGTGACCCCTATCACAGATGATGAGCTGTATGCTATCAGCTATGATAAGATGAGCCGAGTGAAGGAAGGCCACGCCAATGCGATAAACGATGCGAAGTTTAAGAAGGCAGCCCACGCCATGTGTGCCAGCTCAAACAGTGCCACCACACCGGTGTTGGCAACAAGCGGCGAGCGCGATGCAGAGACCGGTCGACTAAAATTAACCATGAGCGACTTGGTAGCGATGAAGCGCGCGATGGATAAGCTGAAAGTGCCTACGGATAATCGCCGCTTGGTATTGTGTCCGGACCATGTAAATGACCTATTGTTAGCTGATCAGGCCTTCCGCGAGCAGTATAACATCGACCGCAACACCGGCAAGGTAGGCACCTTGTATGGTTTCGAGATCTATGAATATGGGTATACCCCGATTTATGATCAGGAAGGGAAGAAGAAGGGCGTAGATGCGACAGTCGAAGCCGGAGAATTCCAATGTTCGTTTGCGTTCTACACACCGCGCGTATTCAAGGCGACCGGTTCGACCAAGATGTATTACAGCGAGGCAGCAACGGATCCGGAATATCAGCGCAATAAGATTAACTTCTGCCACTACTTTATCTGCATGCCGAAGAAGGGTGATGCCGGAGTTGTAATGCGCAGCGGTTATACAGCTAAAGCGTAAGTGACGAGCTATGGCGACATTGAAATATCTGGTAATACATTGCACGGCGACACCTGAGGGGCGAGAAGTGAGCATCGCTGATATAAGGCGTTGGCATACTTCGCCGGTAACGGGAGGAGGTCGCGGCTGGAAGCAGGTAGGCTATACAGATCTTATCCATTTAGATGGGAGCATCGAGCGCCTGGTAGATAATAACGAGGACGGGAATGTAGATCCATGGGAGATCACAAATGGAGCGAGAGGCTATAACTCGATCAGCCGGCACATAGTTTATAGCGGAGGAGTCGGGAGCGACGGCAAGACGCCGAAGGACACCCGCACTGCAGCACAGAAGCAGGCGATGGCGGGCTATGTAAAGGAGTTTCATAGTAGATTTCCGGGAGTAAGAATAGTAGGTCACAACGAGCTGGCAGCAAAGGCGTGTCCGAGTTTCAATGTTCAAACATGGCTAAGGGAGATAGGAATCAAGCAATAATCTAGACAAAATGCAGTGGCATGAACTGGAGTGAGATTATCAATCTGATACTCGGCGGAGGGTTCGCAGCCTGTTTGGTAGGACTGTTGTCGCTGAAAGCGACAATAAATAAGGCGAATGCAGAGGCAGAGAAGGCTCGAGGAGAATCTGAGCGGGTAAGGATAGACAATACAGAACATGCCACTCGCATTTTGGTAGAGAATATCGTAAAACCGTTAAAGGAAGAGTTGAATGGGACTCGAGAGGATCTGCAAGCTACAAAGCGGGAGATGGCGTCGACCAAGAGAGAGTTGGCGCGGTTTCGGAAGGCGTTGGATGCAGCCAATGGTTGCCGTTATGCTGACGATTGCCCTGTGCTTAGGAAGTTGCACGACGATCAAAAAGGGCGAGAGCACCGGGATGGAGTCGGAGTCAACGGAGGAGCAGAAGTCGGACAGTATGCGAACGGAGGTTTGGATACGGAAGATGGCGGGGATACCGGGGAGCTCGGTGACGCTGCGAGTGCCTGTGGACAGCCTTCTTAATCTACCGTCGACGGCGAGCTATAGCGAGAAATGCCGACAGGCAGGAGCTAAGGTAAGTCGAGCCGGGAGGGAGATATTAGTAGAAGCGACCTGCGATAGTCTGGCTATGGAGGTTGATTACTACGCGATGAAGTATGCTGAAGCACAGGAATCGCGGAATCATTATCAAGAGCTATACGAGCAGACGAGAGCGGTCCAAACGAGTTCGAATGGGCTTCGATTGCAGATCGGAGCATTTATCGCCGGGTTAATTACCGGCATAGTATTAACAATAATAATCAGGAAAAGATATGGAAACTGATAAGAACTATAGTGTACTCGACGGTACTGATTTGATCTTGAGTATCGGAGGGAATGCATTGGCCTTTTCGACAGGGTGTAAAGTAAGCACAACGACCGAGACCGGAGAGCGCGTGACGAAGGAGGCTTCGAGCGGCAAATGGAAGGAGAAGTATGTAAAGAGCTTCTCGGAGAGCATCAGTGCAGATGGTTGCATCTTGACGAATGGTGACAGCGATATGCCTACCTACGATCAGCTTAAGGATTTGCAGTTGGCCGGGGAGCCGGTAGAGGCTTCATATTCGCTACGCGACGGCGACAAGCGCACGGGCAAGACCTCCGGCGGGTATCAGGGTAAATATATCATCACATCGCTTGAGGCAGATGCGCAGGCGGGCGATGATGGTAAATATAGCATCCAGTTGGAGAACAGCGGCAAGGTTGAGAAAGTAGGCACGGGATTGACCGACAGCTCAGCAACAAGCACTAATGCATAAATAGGCTATGAAAGGAAACGGTAAGACAAAGCCGGAGATCAGACTTCAGATAGGAGGACGTGATTATCCTTGCAGAGTTACGATGGGAGCGATGATTAGGTTCAAGCGCGATACCGGAGTAGATGTTAGCAAGCTGGACACAAGCGACATGGAAAGCATGGTAAGGTTTGTTTGGCACTGTGTTGCATCGGCGAGCAAGGTAGACGGCGTAGAGTTCAACATGAAGTTTGAGGATTTTGCGGACCATCTAGATCCGACTACACTTAATGGCTTTTATGCAGAGATGGCGGAAGATAATGATGGGGGCAAAAAAAAAGTAACGACCCCGTCAGCATAGAAGAACTTCTGGGGATAGGAATGGGGTGTATAGGCATGAGTATGGAAGACTTTTGCCAGTGCACCCCATTTGAGTTCTATTCGATATATGAAGGGTGGCAGCGGCGTCGAGAAAGCGAAGATCGATCAGCGTGGGAACGGGCACGCATGATATGTATGTGCTCCCTACAACCTTATACCAAGAAGAGTCTATCGCCAAAGGACGTTATGGAGTTCCCATGGGAGCATGAATTGAAGGAAACGCCTCGCAGAGAGGAGCGCAAGGAGGATATTCTTGCGCGCTATCAAGCCGCGAAGAAGCGAGTAGGCCTAACTTAATGTTTATCGGTTAGATCACTAATAATAAGGAGTATGCCCAAAATAAGAACGAGCACAACTCCGGTTATGATTAGATAAAATTTGACCTTAATAGAGCTTGTCGCCACATATAAGATCATTACAATTAGTAATATGTCGCCCCAAATGCAACCCGGGTTGAACTTCATAGGAATAGAGTATAAAATAAATAAGTACAACGCAAAGGTAATAAAAAATGTCGAAAGCGGTAGAATTTGAGATAAAAATCAAAGGAGACGGAGGCGGAGTCTAACGATCGAGGCGAGCAATGCCGATGAAGCGATTAGCGACATAGTAGAGAGTGCTAGTCGCGCCGGTCAAAGTATCCAGAAGATGGCGGAGAATGCGTTGGTCCTTGACACGTCGATACGCGCGATCGATAAGTTACGAGATGTTGTAACCGCATTAACAGTTCCATTTAACAGCTTTGAAACGGCAATGCGATCAGCTAACACCATGGCCGGTAAAAGCGGAGAAGAGTTTGACGAGTTGACGGATCAGATTGTAGAGCTGAGCAAGACTATACCGTTGGCTCGAGAGGAGTTGGCGAACGGGCTATATGAGACAATCTCAAATGGGGTTCCGGAGGATAATTGGATAGGGTTCTTGGAGCAGAGTGCGCGAGCGTCGGTAGGTGGCATTGCGGACTTGGGCCAGACGGTGACGGTAACGTCAACGCTGATCAAGAACTACGGCATGGAGTGGAGCAAAGCCGGCGAAATCCAGGATAAAATCCAAATGACCGCAAAGAACGGTAAAACGTCCTTTTCAGAACTCGGAGACGCGTTACCACGAGTGAGCGGAAGTGCAGCAAGTTTAGGGATATCTATGGATGAGTTAATGGCTGTATTTGCGACCACAACAGGGGTTACCGGTAAAACCGCCGAAGTATCAACCCAGTTGGCAGCTGTATTAAACTCATTAATTAAACCAACATCAGAGGCAGAAACGGCTGCCGCTGCAATGGGAATCAGTTTTAATGCAGCGAGTGTGAAAGCTTGTGGTGGCTTTGATAACTTCTTACAGGAGTTATCGTCCAGCGTGGAAGCTTATGCTAATGAAACCGGACAGTTGCCGGAGACTATTTATGGACAATTATTCGGTAGTGCCGAAGCGCTTCGTTTGCTCACGTCCCTCACGGGCAATATGAAAGATAAGTTTACCGAAAATATTGCAGCTATGGCAAATAGCGCCGGTACGATTTCCGACGCCTATGATAATATGGCGTCTACCGGTGATTCACTAAATGTTGTCTTACAAAACCAGATACACGCCTTTATGGATAGTGCCGGAGCTGTGTCAAGTGCCATAGCTCCATTCGCGGGTCTTCTTGCACAATTTGGAATGGGGTTAATTAGTTGTCGCGAGTTGTCAAATGCATGTAAGCTGTTGGGCTCTCAAATTATTTCTTTCGCTTCAGCATCAAGTAGAGCTGCTATTGCTCAAAAAGTAGTTGCCGCTGCTACAAAAATATGGTCTGTTACTCAGATCGCTTTTAACGCTATCATGAGTGCTAACCCGATTGCTATTGTTGTATTAGCAATAGCCGCATTAGTTGCAGCTATTATAGCAGCATATAACAATTGCGAAAGCTTTCGTAAAATATGCGATAAGGTTTGGAGCGTAATAAAAATTGTGGCAAGTGCTATTTGGTCAC